GTCGAAAGGAGTCGCTGACGGTGGTGGAAGTGGGGGTCGCCTGCGGTGCCTCGCTACGCATGTGGGCAAACTACCTACCGAACAGCTGGATTAAAGGGTTTGACATACGACCCGAATGCGCGTCGTTGTGCCAAGATTTGGAAAACGTGCAAATTCACATTGAGGACGTTCGCCAGTACCCGCATCCGCTCGGCGTTGTGGATTTATTCGTCGATGACGGCAGCCATATCGTTGAGGACATCATTGGCACGATGCTGGTAGCGCAAGAATGGGTGCGACCAGGCGGGTTTTATGTGGTTGAAGATATGTCCTGCACCTACAACGACGCGTACCGAGATAAATTTAATAAGCACTTTAATCAGAACTTGGCGAACAACCGAGCGTTGCTGATGCAGTTTTTTGACGAACTGCTGCGAATGATGGACACAGGCCGAGGCATGTGGTCGGAAATGCGCTACACCAACAAGCTCTGGGTGCTTAAAAAGCAATGAGACACGCCGCTCGACGCGACGGTAATGACGCAATTATCAGTGAGGCGCTACGCAAAGCGGGGTTTACGGTGATTGATTACGGTAAGGCGGGCGAGGGTATCCCTGACAAATTGGTGACCCGCGCACTGCCCGACAGTACACCGTGGGTGTGCTGGGTGGAAATCAAGATGCCGAAAGGCAAGTTGCGTGAGGCACAAGAAATGTTCCGCACGTTGTTCGAACAACGTGGCGAGTTTTATGTGGCCCGCGACCCCGAAGAAACGGTGCGCGAGCTAATGGAACGCTGGATGCTGGCGATTAGGCCGGAGGTAATGCGATGAAAATTATGTTGGACAAATCGCCGGCAAACATCGCAGAACGAACCGAGCAATTCGGATATGAATTTTGGCAGCTACGCACTCCGCTGACCCGTTACGCTTTGGCTGGCGTTCCGTATGGTTTGGACAACGGATGCTTCAAGACATTCAAGCGTAACGAATGGATGACGCTTGTAGAGCAAGCGAGAGAAAACCCACCTGTATTTGTGTGTGCGCCTGATATTGTTGGGGACGCTAGAAGAACGCTTGAGCTATTTGAGCGGTTTGAATATACGCTTGCCGAGTTACCTATCGCGCTTGTGTTGCAAGACGGTATTGGTGAATTAACGATCCCGTGGGATCGAATTGCAGCTGTGTTTGTCGGTGGATCAGATGCATTCAAGATCTCACAAGAAGCATTTGCAGCGTGCAAAGCGGCGAAGATCTTGGATAAGTGGGTTCATGTCGGCAGGGTTAATACATCAGCGAGAGCAGAGCAATGGCTGGGTATTGCTGACAGCATCGATGGGTCAGGATTGAGCCAATATGATCACATGCTGAAAGATGTATTGAGCGTCATCCAAGGCGAAGTGAAGCAGCAGGATTTGATATGAACTGGCCTAAAGCCCGGAAAGAATGCACTTATATCGTTAATGCATCGCATCATTTGTCTGGTGTAAGTAAGCATCCTGATTCAGCGCAGATTCACGAACACGAATGGCGCATCACCCTGATATTCAATCACTGGGAATTTAGTCCTTGGCACGGATTTACTCGCGATGAAAAAGAGATTGATGATTCATTTGGCGAACGGGTTATGCAGCTCGAAGGCAAGTTGCTAAATGATCTAATGCCAGTACCGCCAACGGCAGAAAATTTTGCGATCTGGTTGATTGCTGATTGGATGCAACACCTATCGCCTAACAAAACAAACTTTGAATTAGATGCTGTGAGGATTTGCAAATGCCACCGTCACGTCACGGAAGCAACGAAAGAACAAGTTCTTAAATGGAAAGCAATTGTGAAGCAGCGCTAGGCATCAGGGGTTCGGTCGTCGGTGACCTGATTGACAGGACGCTATGTTTCGGGTGATGCTACGACTGCAATCATCTTGCCAAACTTAAGGTTGACGCCGCAATGAGTCACAAGGACGCCGCCGAATTTATAGGCGTATTGCTACATAGCAGCACTGCCGCGCATTTTTTGCATTTGCAGACCGCAAGTTACGCGGCGCATAAGGCACTTGGGCATTACTACGAAAACATTGTGGATTTGGCCGACAAGTACGCCGAGGCGTATCAGGGGCATCACGGCATCATTCCACTAGACGATTACCCTGATGGCTTTAAAGTACAAAAGGACGCGGCGAAATATGCCGACAGCTTGTTGACGTTTGTGAAGGGCATTCGAGGCGATCTGCCAAAAGACACCGACTTACAGAACATTGTGGACGAGATCGTAGGCGAGATTGCTGCGTTGCTCTACAAATTGGAGCGGTTTAAGTGACAGCCGCGTGGACGCGTAGCGAGGGCAAAAACCCAAAGGGCGGCCTCAACGCCAAGGGTCGCGCTAGTTATAAGGCCGAGACAGGCGGGACGCTAAAGCCGCCGGTTAAATCAGGCGACAACCCACGCCGAGCCTCTTTTCTCGCTCGCATGGGCAATATGCCAGGGCCGATGGCAAAAGACGGTAAGCCTACACGCCTAGCCCTTGCGTTGAGGGCGTGGGGAGCCTCAAGCAAGGAGGACGCCCGAGCCAAGGCCAAAGCCATTAGCAGCAGGAACAAAGCCTGATGGCCGCTGACCGTCAACGTTTAGCTGCCGCCCTTGCCTACGAGGAAGAACGCCGACGCCGCATGATGGAGTCGGTGCCGGTCATTGACGATTCTGCGCCAACGACCGAGCCACGCCGAAGCCTACGCAGCGACCTAGAAAACTTGTCGTCAGGGCTTGGGCAGGCAGGCGTTAACATTTTGGAAGGCGGCAAAGCGTTGCTAACCGACCCAATCGGCACGGTGAAAGGAACTTATGAAACCGTTAAAGGCGTTGTGCGCGATCCCTCGCTGATTGCTGACGCACTGCGCTACACCGCTGACAAAGCGATGAGCGGCCCGCTGGGTGCGGGTGAAGTCATTGGCGAAATGGTGAACCCCGTTCGTTTTCGCAAAACGCCCGTCATGCAGGAAATTGACGTTTATCACGGTAGCCCGCACCGCTTTGAGGAGTTCGACGCTAGTAAGATTGGTACGGGTGAAGGCGCACAGGCGTATGGGCATGGGATTTACTTTGCCGAAAGCCCAGATGTGGCTAAAAGTTACCAAACAGCGTTAGCGTCTGAACGCGGTTTTAGATTTGGTGATAAAACCAACTTGACTCGGCAAGAAATTCAAGACTTGGTAAACGCTCAATACCCCGGTTATTTGGATGACGTTGCCCGACCATCGTTGGTCGCGGATTACGTTATGGATGACATGGTGACGGGTTTAATTAGGCCAGAAGGCAAAGTTCCGAAACAATTTAAGCCGGGAAGTGAACGCGAAAAATTGTTCAAACAGTTGCAAAAAGAAATTAGCCACGCTGACAAAGGCGCGCTTTACACCGCCGACCTACCCGACGAAATGGTAGATCGGATGCTGGATTGGGATAAGCCGTTGAGTGAGCAGCCCAAGGTTTTGCGCGCATTGCTGAATTCTGATGACGAATGGAAAGCGTATACAGCACAACTATCGCCAAAAAGTAGGAAATTAGCCGAGGATATGGCGGTCGGGGCAAAACCAAATACCGGCGATGAAGCGTTTAAATTATTCAAGCAATTGGATGCAGACAACCCCAATGCCGATCACAACGCAATTTATGATGTTATCCGCAAGTACAATCCGCGCACCACAGACCAAGATTGGATTATGTCAATGATGAGCGGCTCTGCTGCTCCGGGTGCGGGCATTCGTGGCGGGGGTGGCGCTGACTTATACAACACACTAGGCGGCGGCGAGCAAGCAGCGCAACGGTTGCGTGCGGCAGGAATACCCGGCATGCAATACCTAGACGCAGGCAGCCGAGGCCAAGGTGGCGGCGGCACCCGCAACTTTGTGGTGTTTCCGGGCGAGGAAAAGAAGGTCAAAATCCTATCGCGGGAGTGATATTGTTTCACTAATGATCTAAAGTAGAGCAAGACAGATGGCGAAAGGAAAGAAAACAGGAGGCAGGCAGGCGGGAACGCCTAACAAAGCGACTCTGGCCGCCAGAGAGGCGATTGCAGCGTTTGTTGACGGCAACGCTGACCGCTTACAAGGGTGGCTAGATCAGATCGCAGAGGAGAGGGGGCCGCAAGCTGCGTTTGATTGCTTTAGCACCCTGCTGGAGTACCACGTTCCAAAGCTTGCTCGGCAGGAACACACGGGCAGCGACGGCAAGCCGATTAAAATGCAAGTGCAATGGATGGCTCCCGAATAATCCTGCCCTACCGCCCACGTAAGGCGTTCATGCCCTTCCATGAGCGCACACAGCGCTGGGCATGCCTGGTCGCCCATCGTCGCGCAGGCAAGACGGTGGCCGCCGTGAACGACATGATTCGAGCAGCGATTACCTATCAGGGCGAGCGTGGGCTATTTGCCTACATCGCCCCATATCGCTCGCAAGCAAAAGCCGTGGCGTGGCAATACTTTAAAGAGTTTGCCCAACCGATCTTGACCAGCATTAACGAGCAAGAACTGACGCTGACGCTGGTGAACGGCAGCCAGATACGTTTGTACGGTGCCGACAATGCCGACGCGATGCGCGGCCTTGGCTTCTCGGGCGTCTACATGGACGAATACGGTGACTTTAAGCCGAGCGTGTTTGGAAACGTTATTCGCCCAGCGTTGTCTGATAAACAGGGGTGGGGCGTGTTCGGCGGAACGCCCAAGGGCAAGAATCAGTTTTGGGAAATTTATGAGATTGCCACTCGAATCCCCGACGAGTGGTTCCTGCTGCGCCTTCCCGCTTCAACGAGCGGAATTCTCCCAGCGACCGAGCTAGCCGCTGCCAAGGCGCAATTGGCCGAGGATCAGTACTTGCAGGAATATGAATGCAGCTTTCAGGCTGCGATCCTCGGTGCTTTTTGGGGACGAGAAATGCGTGAAGCGGAAGACCAAGGGCGTATTACGAATGTGCCATACGACCCCAACTTGCCGACGTTCACGGGTTGGGATTTGGGTTACCGCGATGACACCGCGATCTGGTTTTATCAAGTGGCGCGTGGCGAGATTCGCGTGATTGATTTCTATGCCGTGAGCGGTGCCGACATCCACGACATTGCAAGCGCCGTATTGCAGAAGCCGTATACCTATGCGAAGCATTACCTACCGCACGACGCTCGGGCAAAGAGCTTGCAGACAGGTCGCAGCGTCATCGAGCAGCTAGCGAGTCACCTAGACATTGCCAAGCTCGCGGTGGTGCCTGACATTGGCGTGCAGAGCGGGATACAGGCTGCCCGCCTAATGTTGCCGCGTGTGTGGTTTGATGCAGAACGCTGCCGCGATGGCATTGAGGCGTTACGTCAATATCAACGTGAATACGACGAAGATAAAAAAGCGTTCAGGCAATCCCCAAAGCACGATTGGACATCGCACCCCGCTGACGCTTTTCGCATGGTTGCGGTATCATGGTCTGAAGTCGCTGACAAGCCCCCAGCGCCTGAAATTAAACCGCTGATGGTGGGGCCAGAAAACACCGTGACCCTAAACGACATGTGGCAGGTTCACGACCGCACCGTTAGCAGGAGAGCAAGGATATGAGCATTGCGAATGTCAATCGGTATAACTACGTTGCCGTGGGGGCAACGTCTAGCACGTCGTTTGGAGCCGCAGGCGCATTCATTCATCGCGTGGTGGTGAACGTTGCAGCTAACACGGAAGCAACTGCGACTTTAAAAGATGGCAGCACGACACTTGTTGCCATTCCCGCCACGCAGCCTATCGGCAGTTACAGCGTGGAATTGAACGTGGCCACAAGCGGCGCGATTACTGCCGAATGCAGCCAGAATGCGTCCATGACGGTGGTGGGCTTATTTAGTGACTACGCATAGGAAACCTGGACTCTACGCCAACATTCTGGCGAAGCAGGAGCGACAGGCGCGGCAACGTCGTGAGGGTCGCCCTGTGGAGCGTACCCGTAAGCCAGGTGAGCCAGGGGCGCCGACGGCAGAGGCGTTTCAGGAGTCAGCGAAAACGGCCAAGGGGAATGCGTAATGGATGAGCCAATGAGCCGCGAGCTAGAGAAGTACCTCAAGACCGTCGCGCAGTACGACAACGAGTACGCCAAATGGCAGGCGCGCACGAAGAAGATTATTAAGCGTTACCGCGACGATAGCCGTGGGCAGGGCGGTAACGAGGCGGCAAGGTTCAATGTGTTGTGGTCAAACGTGCAGACGCTAAAACCTGCCGTCTACGCCAAACTGCCAAAGGCCGACATCAGCCGCCGCTTTGGCGACAACGACCCCGTAGGCCGCGTGGCAGGACAACTGCTAGAGCGGGCTATTGACTTTGAGATTGAGCATTACCCTGACTTTCGTAACACGATGGCCTATGCCGTAGAGGATCGTTTTTTGGGCGGTCGCGGCACAGCATGGGTGCGTTATGAGCCGCATGTCGCCCCCATTGGGCTAGGCGATGACGGTTTCAGCATCACGTCTGCGATTGAGCAGGGCGAAAGCTCACCCGAGGGCATGGAACGCATTGAGTACGAATGCGCGCCAACTGATTATGTGCATTGGCGCGATTTTGGGCATTCACAGGCGCGCACATGGGACGAGGTGGCGCAAGTATGGCGCTGGGTGTACATGACCCGCGAGGCGCTGGTAGAGCGTTTTGGCGAGGAGATGGCGCGCAAGATACCGCTCGACCAAGGGCCAGAGCCGCTCAACGCTTACAATGACGCAAAGCGTACCTATAACCGCGCCAAAATCTGCGAGCTTTGGGATAAGGAAACGCAGAAGGTTTATTGGTTTTGTAAGGGCATGCCACAGATCATTGATGTGCGCGATGACCCGCTCGGCCTTGAGGGTTTTTTCCCGTGTCCCAAACCGCTGTACGCGACGACGACCAGCGACACGTTGGTGCCGGTGCCTGATTTTATTCTCTATCAAGATCAGGCGATGGAGTTGGATATCCTGTCAGACAGAATTGATGGGCTAGTCAAGGCGCTGCGGGTGCGCGGTGTGTATGACGCGAGCCAGCCCGCGCTACAACGATTGATGACCGAAGGGGACAACAATGCACTTATACCCGTGGATAAGTGGATGGCTTTCAGTGAGAAGGGCGGCCTTAAAGGCAGCATTGATCTCCTACCGCTTGACAGTCTTGCAAACGCACTCTTGCAGTGTTACCGAGCCAGAGAGGACATCAAATCCCAGATTTACGAAATCACGGGCATCAGCGACATCATCCGAGGCACGACAGCGGCGTCGGAAACCGCGACGGCGCAGCAAATCAAAGGGCAATACGCAGGATTAAGGTTGCGGTCGCTGCAAGAAGATGTGGCGCTATTCGCATCAGAGTTAATTCGGCTGAAAGCGCAAGTGATGTGCATGCACTTTCAGCCCGAGACGATCTTGGCGTATGCCGCCGCGCAACAGATGACGCCCGCTGACCAGCAGTTGATTCCGCAGGCGCTAGAGTTGCTGAAAGACAAGCCACTACGCAATTTCCGCGTAGACATTGCCGCTGACAGTTTGGTGCTGCTGGATGAGAACCAGATGAAGCAGGATCGGTTGCAGTTCCTGCAAGCGTTCGGGGGCTTCTTGGCGCAAGCATTGCCGGTCGGTCAGGCGTCACCCGAGATGGTGCCGATGATGATGGAACTACTGCGCTTTGGTATGCAGGCGTTTAAGGCGGCCCGACCCATTGAAGGGCAGCTGGATGCCACGCTGCAACAACTCGCGCAGGCTGCCGCGCAACGTGGGCCAGATGGCGAGGAGCAGGGCAAGCAAGCCGAGATGCAGGCCAAGGGTCAGATGGAGCAAAGTAAGATGCAGATGCAATCGGCA